AGAAGTAGCACCACCTGAGGCATTTTCTGCGAGATACTTACGAGTATTCTCTAGAGTAGATGCCATTACAGATTTCTTTGTGCCTTGTAAGCCTTCTAGTAGGGCTTCTTTTGTTTCTGCCCAACGGCTTGTTAGTAGTTCTGACATTATTTTTTCTCCTAATTAATGTTTTAAATTCCAGCTAATCGACGAATATCAATAATATTACTGTCGGGTTCGCTGCTACTTACGCTGTTGGTTTCTTTGTTGCCTGTAATTTCTTTTGCCTCTACTAGTGCCTTTTTCTTCTGTGGTGCTTCGCCAGCAATAACTGCCGGTAAGTACTTTTCAAAATTACTGCGTAACTTTGTAGTTTGAACACTTTCTAATAATTCTGTCATAATAGCTTTTTGACTTGTGGCCAATGGTGCTACTAATTCATCAATTATAGTTTTGCGTTCTACGCTTTCTTTCAACATCTTTATTTCTGCTTCTTTACTTTCTGAAATTAGACGTGCTTCTGCTACAGCGTTTTTAGCAGCAGCAACTTCTAATTCTTTCAAGTCTATGACTTTGAGTAGTTTAGCAGTTTCTGATTTTTCGCTTAGATAGCTGTTCTGATATTCACTCGCATAAGCTTCAAAAATCTTACGACCGAAGTCATTACGACGAGCACTTTCAATATCTTCTTTCAATTGACCAATCTCTTTTGTTAAGGTTTGTGCAACTGTGTTTTCAACTAGTTCAGCAGCACGTTTAATAAATTGTTCTTTGACCTTAGCAAATGCTTGCTTGCCTTCGCGAACTAAACGTACTTTTGTTTCTACAATATCTTTTTTATCTGTATGGAACTCAGCGATTTCTTGAGCTAAGGCCTCTACCACAAATTTTTCTAAAGTTTTAAACTTTTGAGCCATTTGTACTTGATCTTCGTGTAGCTCTTTTACTTCTGCTGCTAATTGACGAGTTACAAACTCTTTCATTAGACCAGCATTTTGTCTCATAGCTACTGCATATTTGGCTTTTTGTTCAGCCAATTGCTTACGATCCTCTACGAATTCTGCAATTTCTTCTGCTAGACGTTCTGATAACATACGGTCAATGGCTTCCACCATAACCTGTTTGTCATGTTCATAACGTTGTGCAAATTCTTCACGGAGTTCTTGAGTAACTTGAGAGCGAGCTTCTGTAATTTTCGCATCCCAAGCTTTTTCGATATCAGCTTTGATCTCTTCAGAAATCACATTGTTTTCAAACAGTGTCTTTAGTGCATCCAACATGTGATTCTCCTTTTTTATTGGAGTCCGCTTATTATTTTTAATAAGCTTTCTTTAAGATACTTCTGTGCTTTAGGATCACCTTGAACCTCTTTCGCTATGCGTAAGCTTCTATAACCACCTTTGTGATTCATAAGATGTTCATAGATAGGTGTAGGATATGCTCCTGGAGCACTAGGTTGAGCCACCACATCTACTGTGATGATTTCAAAATCTTTTACATGACCATCGTGATCTACATCACCTGATCCTCTAGAAGAAACTCCCAACTTTACGCCGGATTGTAACATAGTTTTCACTAGTTCACCCATTGGAGTTGGGAGTACTTTTAATTTTCCATAACCGTCAGCGCCATCCATCCACATTTCTGTAACCATATGACACACACGATCAAGATTAATTTTTAGGTCGTCCGGATGATCAACTTCGCCTAGAACTGAATAGCCACCAGCAATTTGATCGTTCAGGGTCTTGACAGCCCTAGCAATCTCTTTTGCAGGATAAACTCTCTGATTTTGATTCCTTTTATCACCTTGGATGCAAATCCCTTTAAGATAAAGAGACTTGCCGCCTTGTGCTTCATCGGACTCAACGACCATCTTTGCTTGGTCGAAACTCAAATTTTCGCGAAGATAATTCATCTGTTATACCAGTTTAACTACCGATGGTGCTTTTTTTATTCTGCCCATCGTCGCCGCCTGCGGGTGTTGACATTTTCTTAAGATGCTTTACACCTGCTTTTCCGCCTGGAACATTGACATTTCCAGCGTTATCTTCTTTGGTAGAAGGATTAGCTAATCCGCCCTTTGTACCACCAGTAGTACTTTCTCCACCTGCTAAAATATTAGCAGTAGTACCGCCCATATCGTTCTTCTTAGCTACAATGCTTTTTGTATTAACACCGTTGTCGCCCATTTTTGGGTTGCCAACTTTTTCTACATATTCACGCATAAAAGCAACATCATCAGACATGCTCATTTTCATCGGCTTCTCTTCGTCGCCCATGTCCATGTCCATATCCATATCCATGTCATCACTACCCATGTCGTCGCCACCTTCATCGCCCATCATTTTTTCAAACTCTGCACGTAGTTCATCAATAGCATCTTCTAAATCAACTACACGATCTTCTAGATCTTCTGATCCTTCTTCATCGCCCATGTCCATGTTTTCTTCATCGTCGGCTTCGATATCTCCTAACATATCGTCAGTTGGATCACCGCCTACTGGACCTTTGTCATCGTCGCCTTCTCCGAATGCGAAATTTTCATCCATTTCCTCTTCATCTTCTTCGTCTTTGGCTTCTTCTACTGACTCTTCATCGTCATCTTCATCTTTAGCTTCTTCCATTTCCTCTTCTTCATCTTTCTCTTCTTCAGATAAGTCGAAGTCTTCGGCTAAGATATTTTCATAGATTTCACGGCTTTTTTCTACAACGATTTGATGAAAAAGCTCTTTGGCTTGGTCTGTATCTTCATTTACAAGATGCTCGAGCATCTGCTCGAATTTTGATCGATCAGTCATAAGTTTTCTCCTATAAGAATGTAAGGCTGTCAAATATTATTTACAATATATTACAAAAAGATGCTGATAATAGTATTATTTTGATGATTTTTCTGGCCATGTCGGCATTAATTTCCGCATTTCATCGAAATTAATATGTTTGAAATTAGGGTAGTCCCATTCGGGATTAAAGTGCCCAGGAGGCACTACTCTATAAAAATTTATTTTAGGAAAATTTTTTATAACTTGTTCTGTTTGTCTACGCCAATTACCATAATATGTAGCTGTATCGGTGCTTTTTCTGTAGTTTATTGAGTCTGCATAAACATTGTTTAGATAACCATTTAATCCAACATAATCAAAACCAATTATCCATATTTCTCTAGGATTATGAGTAGCTGCTAAATTGAGTGCAGTTGGACCTGAACTCCAACCTAGACTTGGAATGAAATAGTGAAAACCTTGAAAATTTCTGTATTTTGCATTAGGATTAGTCCAAACTTCGTGAGTACGTTGATATCCAGATTTTTCTATTTCTATAATCATTTTAGGATCTACTGCTACAAGATAATCTGGTTCAAATTCTCTATACAAAGCATTACAGCCGTAGATTTTTCCGTATCGTTTTAATTCTTCTGGTTTAATGTTAAGGCGACTAGTACCATTCCCTAGTACAAAACTACGCATAAATTATCCTTTCAGAATACTTATGCTGGTGCGGCAGGCTGTTCAGGAGTTTTATACATAGCTTCTATAAACTCTAACTCTTTTTCTTGTTCTAGAATATGAGCCTCAGAAGCTTTACGCATTTCGTTGATTTGACCAAGAGTTAATCTAGTTTTTCTTGTGTCATCTCTTACTAATTTATCATCGTTATTAGATGGCAAATATTGAAGGTTATTCGATATTTGCTTCATATCCTTATCGGCATAAAATAATTCTCTTAGTATCATATTATTATTTATATAGCAGGTGCTGGTGCAGCTGGTGTGCCACCAACAGGACTAGCAGGAGCTTCTTCCGGAGTTGTTGTTCCAGGAGCAGGGGGCATAGTTTCATCTGCCATTGCATTCATGTCTGCATCCAGTCCAGCTTGGCTTAATCCGGCACCTCTTAGTTCCGCAGTGCTATCACTCACAACTGGTTTAGCTTTACCGTTTTCCTCTGCCCATAAACGTTCATTCTCTGCAACTTCTTCGTCACTTAATCCTAAGAATCGTTTAAGAGCAAATCTCTTACTGATAATAGGAATTTGACTTATAGTTTGATAAGTTGGTGCTCTTGCATTATCTAATTCGCTTTGTCTAAATGCTGCGAAATTTTGAGGCGGTTCAAATTGTAATTCAAATAAACTACTGTCGATGTTTACACCTCTATCATATAGGTATAATTTAAATTCTTGATCGAATGTTTCTGATAATAAATTTTGTAATCTTTCACAATATTTGTTAAATCTTAATTCCTGAATATATGCAGTGCCTACTCTACCATCATTATAACTAGTTTGACTGTCATCTGCACCAGTAGGCAAGTAACTACTAGGAATTCGTAAACCTCTAAACAGTTTATTAGTGAAGTATTTTAAATCATCAATTTCGCCAAGATTTGTTCCGCCTGGCAAGGTTTCTACTTTACTTCCTCTACCTTCTGCTGTTTGTGGAAAGAAGTAATCTTCATTTATTGAAAGAGGATTGTAAGCAGAATCAATAACATTATTACCGCCACCAGTAGCAGAAGGAATTCTTCGCTGATGAATTTCATTTTTAACCCTCTCCACAAAGCTCATGGCCAAGTGACTGGGCATATTACCTACATCAATGTAAAATATTCTACGCTCAGGAGCACGTTGGATACGATAGATAATAATAGCATCTTCTAATAATTCTTTTTGTTTATAAACTTTAAAAATTGATTCTAGTAAACTATTTCCAAAAGGATAGTTATTATCTAATCCTTCACTTAAACTTATATGTATAACATGTTTTGCATCTATAGCTACTTCGTTTTCGTTGTTTTGAAAACGTGTTCCTGGACTTACTGGATACGCACTAGCTTGTCCCCTAGCTGCTGCTCCTCCGGCTATGTAAGCAGTCCCCCTGTTGTTTGTGCTGACTGTATTAGGATTAATAGTTGTTACTACTAAATCTCTAAAATTTGGATTCAGATCTCTTAATACATATTGCTCTGGTTTTTTACCTTCGCTTTCGTTGACAATTACTTTAGTAAGTTTGCCTGGATCTACATGAAACCATTTTTTAGTTTCAGGATCTCTAATAAAAATGCTGTCCCCATACTTAAAGGTGTTTCTTACTATTCTAAAAATCCTAGTATCAAATTTTTGTAATTTGCACCACTGCTGTAGATACTCTCTTAAAATTTGTATTTCACTATTGGTAGCTTTTTGTCTAAAATTTAAATGAAATGGAGTATTATTTTGTCTGTTTTTTTGGCTGCAAAATTCTGCTAAAATATCCAGTGCAGCATTAACTTCGCTGTCCATGTCCATGGTATCGTATTGTAAATATCTATCAATACGGTTTGGAGCTCCGGTATATACATCTGGAAGAAAACTACTATAGTTAGTACGAGCTGGTCCTGCTTTACCTGAAGGATTACTTAATGGACTTAAAGATCCTGGCTGATTGTTAACTTGTACAGGGGTAAAATATTTTTTCCAACTCATTATGCTCTCGCGTATAGGTTACTATTATTAGATTTAGTAGCACGTATCTGTTTACTGCCAATTTCTATTTGAGTATCTAATAGTCTATCTAGTTTACTATTTAAGTTATTTAGGCTACCTACTACATCATCTAGATTAGAGTTAGAATCTTTCTGTTTGGTAAAATCTGTATTTTTGTTTTGGTTTACAGTCGTTTGATACAATTCTGCAGGTTCTACTTGTTTATTTCTAGTGATATCATTTGATCCTAATTTTTCGCTCATAGCTCTAAACTGTTTTTCCATATCAATGTTTTGTAAAGAATTTAACATATTCTTTGGAGTCACTGATTGTATATTGTTAGAATCTAAACTCATCATGGAAGGAACGTTTTCCGAAATATTTTTCATATCTACAGCGTTAAATGCTCCAAAACTTTCCTTTATAGCAGATTGCATTACATTAGCAATATCTCCAGTATTAGCACTATCTACAATTGATTTGCTTTGACTCATAGTAGATTGCATTACATTAGCTAGATCTTTAGTGTTAATGTTATCTAACACTTGTTTATTTTGGCTCATCATAGATTGCATAATATTTGTAAAGTCATTACTGATATTATCCATTGATGGTACAGGCATTACATTAGATGCAGTAGAAATATTATCTGCTTTCTTTTCTGTGTCTATCTTTTGATTGCTGCTAATTGTAAAATTCTTAAAGGAATCTAATGTTTGGCTAAGAGATGAAGTGTTAATACCTTTAGCCATATCCATTAATTGTTTTTCTGTAAGTACAGATTCTTTTCCGTGTAATTGTACAAATGTTCCTTTGCCAAAATCTTCAAATAGATTTCCTG